ATATAATATCATATTATCTTATAATAATAATTATAAATTGAAAAATAAGAATATTGTTTTATGGATATCATAGATATCATAGATATCATAGATATCATATAATATTTAATTAGAATAAGCGAGACCACCCATACCAGATAATATACGTAATACATTATAATTTACGGCATATATGTAGATATTTCCTGGTATGGATGAGGATAATGAAAGAACAGCGGTATCTATACGAGACATATTAAGAGTACCACTTGGTTGATGTTCTTCAGGTTTTAGAGCGAATGAATAAACATTTATGCCTTTATGGAAGTCATCTGGAGTATTTTCGTGATGTTGGTAAGGTTGGACTAAAGAAAAATATTCTCCTTTTCTTTGCGCAAAACGATCATTACCGTTAAGCATTATTTTAGCTTGCATTACTGGATTTGTTGAATTATAATAATCATTTAGAGTTGCTGCAGGAACGCCCGATAATGGAGTTGCAGTAGAAAAGTTATTCCAATATACACTGTCATCAATTTTTTTTATAGCCCATACAAGTTCTTTGCAAGGATGATTAAAATTCATACGCATACTTTTCATACCATCGGCATTGTTAGAAGAAGTTATATTATCAGTTCCTGTAAATTGTAATTGTTCAATTAAATATTCGTGGGATAATTGAGCAAATCTTCTGCGTTCATCAGTATCTAAGAATATATAATCGACCCATAATTTAGAGTCTACTAGACTTATGTTATTTGCGGTGTAATTACTGTTTTTTGTTATAGAATCATTAAAAGTTGTATTTTTAGTGTCTTTATCAAATAAGTTAGCGGCAGTTTCATATTCGATATTTATTTTAACTTCGTGATATTGTAGAGCAATTAAAGGAAGTGCTAGACCTACATTGCGACAAAACCAAAATTCTAAAGGAACATATAATTCATAAGATTCAGATCCATTTAATAGTGTGCAATTATTATCTTTATTTGCACCAACCATCTTATAATAACCTTCGCGTTTGCCAATAGGAAGAGATAACTCATTCCATATGTATAACCATTCAGAATAATGTTTATCTATACGTTGACCCCCAATTTCAAGTTCAATAGTTTTCAATAATTTTTGTCCAAAATTAGGAACTAATGCAACTTTATTAGCGGTACTAGTGGTATCTGAATTATTTTTTATTTTTCCGTAAAAGTAAATACGGTGTATTAAATCACCATTGCGGGTTAGTTGAAAAGTTGCGCGCGAACCTAGAGAAGTACCTCCTGTTGCTGTTTGTTCAATAGCTTCAATAGCGAAGTTAGTATGACGACGATAAACTACTTTGAAAAAGGTAATTTGAGGATTACCAGTTAAATAAACATCCTGAGCACCATAAGCTACTAATTGAAGAAGACCACCACCCATTTACGCTATATTCTTTATACTATTAGAGGAGAAAAAAAAAAGGGATATTATAGCAATTTAACAACGTATAAGATAATTAATATAATTTAATTAGAATACGCTAAACCTCCCATACCCGATAATATACGTAATACGTTATAATTAACAGCATATACATGAAGATTTTTAGAGAATCCATTATTGATATATCCTGGAGTCATATCTATATTAAGAACAGCAGTATCAATACGAGACATATTGAGAGTACCGCTCGGTTGATGTTCTTCAGGTTTTAGAGCGAATGAATACACATTAATACCAGGGTTTGAAGGTATATTTTCGTGATGTTGATAAGGTTGTATTAAATTGAAATAAGAACCAGGTCTTAATGAAAAGCGATCATTGCCATTTAATACAAGTTTAGCGGATACAACAGGGTTTGTTGAAGTAACTACGCTGGTTGCTGCATGTAATGTAGTAGCAGTTAATGTAGTATCAGTAGCATAAGTGTTTACTGTAGTAGAATAATTTACCCAATTATTATTTTTTGTATGTTGGTCTGATAAATGATAGTCGCAAGTAGAAACCCAGACTAATTCTTTGCACGGATGATTAAATGATAGTTTTGGTTTCATGCTTACGGCATTTACAGTTTCAGCACCAGTAAATTGTAATTGTTCTATTAAATATTCATGTGATAATTGAGCAAATCTTCTGCGTTCATCAGTATCTAAGAATATGTAATCGACCCATAAATTTACAGATGATAGTTCTTTTATAGCTGAAGTCGAACCTTGGCATTTAGTTTTTTCTTCGAATAAAATATTTATCTTAACTTCATGATATTGTAGAGCAATTAAAGGTAGCGCTAGACCTACATTGCGGCAAAACCAGAATTCTAAAGGTATATAGAGATTGGCATTTTGTAATCTGGCGATGGTATTATTAGAACCAACCATTTTTTTATAAGCTTCTTTTTTAGATTTAGGTAATGAAAGTTCATTCCATATATACATCCAGTGAGAATAATGTTTATCTATTTTTTGACCACCTATTTCAATTTCTACATAATTAATTAAGCGAAGACCGAAATAAGGACAAACCGTTTCAGCAGTAGTATCACCAGAAGTATAATCAATAATAGATAAATATACGCGATGTATTAAATCGCCATTTCTTGATATTTGGCAAGTTACACGATTGCCAAATGTAGGAGTTCCGTTAAAAGTTTGTTGAATGGCTTCAATAGCGAAGTTAGTATGACGACGATAAACTACTTTGAAAAAGGTAATTTGAGGATTACCAGTTAAATAAACATCCTGAGCACCATAAGCTACTAATTGAAGAAGACCACCACCCATTTACGCTATATTCTTTATACTATTAGAGGAGAAAAAAAAAAGGGAATTATATAACACATTTTATTATAACTAATTAGAATACGCTAAACCACCCATTCCAGATAATATACGTAATACATTGTAATTAACTGCGTATATATTAATACCAGTATAAGAATATTCTGTAGCTAAAGGCATACCTACACCGGTAGCAGAAAGATCTTGAACTTCAACCATTAAAGTAGCTGTGTCTATACGAGACATATTGAGAGTGCCACTTGGTTGATGGTCCTCTGGTTTAAGAGCAAACGAGTATACATTGATAGGATTATTAACGGGAACATTAGTATGATGTTGATAAGGTTGAACGTGTGTGAAGTATAATCCTTCTCTTACTGCAAAACGGTCATTACCATTTAATTGTAAAATAGAGGTTATGAAAGGATTATTGTAATTCGCAGCAGTCGGTGTAACTTGATAAATATAATTACTACTATATGATTGATTGCCACTATCTATTGAAAACGGCGCGGTATTGTCAACTATAGCAGATGTCGCTAGATTATAATCGTACCATCTTGCTTTTTTGTGTGTTCCAGAACTTTTTGCTACCCAGATTAATTCTTTGCAGGGATGATTGAAGTTTAATTTAATACGGTTACTTTTATTTACAAGAGATTCAGTACCAGTAAATTGAAGTTGTTCTATTAAATATTCATGAGATAATTGAGCAAATCTTCTACGTTCATCTGTATCTAAGAATATATAGTCTATCCATAATGAGGCGGAATTTATTTCAGGAAAGTTGAGCGCAGAAGCAGCGGCGGCGGTAGCAGAAACAGAGCTAGCTATTAAACAATTTACTTTTGTTTCAAATTCAATTTTTACTTTAACTTCGTGATATTGAAGAGCAATTAAAGGAAGTGCTAAACCTACATTACGGCAAAACCAGAATTCAAATGGTATATATAATGTAGTACTTTTATTAGTTGTTATATCTTTATCCGCTCCGACCATAGTATCATAAGCATATCTTTTGCCCATAGGTAAAGATAACTCGTTCCATATGTATAACCAATCGGAATAATGTTTATCTATTTGTTGACCACCAATTTCTACTACTACAGATTTTATTAAGCGTAGACCTAAGTAGTTAACATATGAATCAGTAGCAGCAGTGCTAGTTTTCTTGGGCACATCTACTTGTAAATACATGCGATTAATTAAATCGCCGTTGCGCGATATTTGACAGGTTATTGTGTTTCCATATCCAATATTTCCATTAAATGTCTGCTGTATAGCTTCCATAGCGAAGTTAGTATGACGACGATAAACTACTTTAAAAAAGGTAATTTGAGGATTACCAGTTAAATAAACATCCTGAGCACCATAAGCTA